AGCTGCGTGGCTTGGTGCTACCCAACCTGCTGGCTTGATTAGATCTGGTAAGCCTAATGGATTTGGTCGTGATTCTTTCACACCAACTTCCTTTGCCATGTTAGCATCTAATACTGAATCCCATGCTTTGTGAACATTTACACCCATGGCATCTAATGTGCCAATAGCTACAACACAAAGATCAATAAGACCATCGACAACTTCTTCTGCATCTTCCGTGATCAGTGCCTCTTTAGTCTCATCATACTCTTCTTTGATAAAGTCTAGTCTGAATTCTAAATACTTCTTTAATTGAAATGGTGAGGCATGGTTAATCCATTCCCTAACACCATATTTTGTTTGCATACGATTAATATCGTTTACCCAATCTGCTGACATAAGTCTCCTTTTATATTCATATTTACTATTATATCACACTTTTGATGAATGTACATACCTAAACAAAGAAATCTTCTAATGAAACTTCATGCTCGCTGGTCCATCCAACTGCTTCTAATACCGGTTCGATTGCACCTAAGAATGTCTTCTCGAACTGCAGGTTATAATCAATATACTTCTCAAGTTTAAACTGCCTTGGAAGATAATCAACGAATGCAATAACATTCTCTTTGATTGGATTTGGCTTGACAAGGTATGTGAACTTGACCTTGTCTCCACTAGTTATCTTCTGTATACTTCTATTTAGCTTTTGTTTTGTAATCATATTATTGTGGAGTATTGCCCCACGAATATGGATAGGTGTACCTTTCTTGTATATTGTTTCACGATCAGTCCACTTGTTTAAGTTATTGACACCACGTGGAAAGCTTACCTCTTCGGCAGATGCTTGTTTAAATGCAGCTTTGAAGTTTGCTATGTCTGACTGTACTGTCTCCTGATCTGTCTCAATGATCCTACGAAAGATATCTTTGAGAGCTTGTCTACATATAGCTGGTGTAGATGATTTGATTGCTTCAATACCCATAATCTTTAATTTAGGTTGGGCATAACGAACACCTTCATTGTCATGCACATTGAGTATGTATCTCTTCTTGGCAGTCCATATGCCACGATCAGCAATCACCTCACGACCCATAACCATCTTGTTCTCTATACCACCTAGCATTTTAAATAGACGATCATAACATTCTGATAGTGCACCTTCTAATGCTGTCGAACACATCTTGTCTAAGAAGTCTACCGGCTTGGCTGGACCAAGACGATTCACAAACTCGTCAAGACGAACATAGACAGAGTCAGTATCAATGGCAACTACATAATCTTTCTTGGTTTTTAGAGTTTTGTTAAGGTAATCATTTAGGTTATTCTCTGCCCAACGAATGGTTGCTTGACCAGTCAGGGTGATACCTTCGGCAATTCTCATGTCAAAGTATCTAAACCACTTATTACCCATCGCACCATACAAAGAGTTGAGTAGGATCTTTAATGCCATCTGCTGGTTCTTGGCAATAGCAATACGCTTCTCTAGACCATACACTTCTGACTTGGTTGCGGTAAGCTCTAACTCTTGCTCAGCTTTAAGTTGTGCTTGCTTGAATTTAACACGATCATTATAGATCTCTTGGATAATGGCTGGAATAATACCTAGCTTCTTTGTATCGAATCGAACACCATTAACAGCTAATGCTGTGTCTGGTTTAGTGTTTGTAATATGACCATCTAAGACTGATTCAACATTTACTCCTGGCTCATCATCAAGTAGGATAGTCTCGGGAGACATATTGTATTGCATAATGATTGATGGATATAGAGAGTTCAAGTCGAATGAACATACCCAATCATGCATACCTACTTGTGGTTCTTTTACATAACCGCCAGGATATGCACCTTTAAATGATTCAGTATTTTGTGGTACAGCTATACGTTTAGCATGTAAGTCACGATAGATCAGTGCATCCCATATAGCCACAGTGCCAAGCACTTGCTCATAGTTCACACCACCTTTATATGCCATGGTTAGACATAGACTAATAAGACCAAGCTTGTCTTCCATACGGTCGATGAGCTCTACGTCTTTGATATTATAATCAATAAACTTTTGGTAGTCATTGTCGTGTAATTCATTGAGGTCAGAGGCTTCACCGAAGTCAAGCTTCTTCTCACCGAGAACAACATTAGCAATATGATCTAACTTATATGATTCTTGTGGACCATACGAGTAACCGAACTTCTTAAAGATTGCCATGTAATCTAAGATGGCTACACCTTTGATTTCATACTTAAGTGTGGATTGACCATAACCAGTATGTGTCTCACGCTCGTCAATCATTCTCCATGGTGATAGGAACTTCTCACGACCATTATCGAATACACGTTTGATACGGTTAATAAGATATGGTATATCAAAGAACTCACAGTTCCAACCTGTAACAATATCAGGGGAAGTCTTAGACCAATGATAGACAAACTTGTGTAAGAGTTCTCTCTCGTCTGCACACTTGACATAAATTACTTCATGGGTTTGCAGCAAGGCATTGTCTACATCATACTCACCACAACCAAATGTGTAATAGGTATCATCGATATTATTCTTCATTGTGATTGCTGTTACTTCCTGATCAGCCAGAGCCGGCTCAGGGAAACCATCACCGAACTTTGTTTCAATATCGATTGATGTAACATTAATAAGATTACGATCCCATTTGATTACACCAGGGAATTCATCATTCAGATATTGCACAACATAATTGGTATTGCCAAACACTTTAAAGTTAGGTACATCACTGTACGACTTGATAAAGTCAGTGGCTTCACCCATCGAACCGAATTGAATAGGTTCTACAGGAGTACCATCGAGGGCATGCCAATCATGAGCATTGTTTTGTTTGGATGTAACGAATAGAGTAGGGTGATACGGGACAGTAAATGAAACTTTCTTACCATCCTCGTAGCCCATATATTTGATTACCTTTCCATGACGGAAGGCACTAGTATAAAAAGTATTTGTCATGTGTGTATTATACCACAAATAACATTAGATGTACATACTTTATACAACTATTTGTGGTTTTTCCGGTGTAATTATATCTGTGTCACTGAACATACGTTCGTGTTGTGCTGCTAATTCTTGTGTTGGTGTAAGATCAAACATGATATGCTCTTTCTTAATAACCAATTGGTCTATCTCACAGTATGGCATATAAGGCATAAATCCTAATCTCTCTTGGGTAGGCACTAATGCCACAAGATCTTTTACTGTTACTGTTAAACCTGATTCATTTACTTTCTCACATAGTACTTCTTCACCCGACGTAAGTCGGATTAATCTAATTTGATTCATCTGTGTTTCCTTGGTTGTTTATTAATATAATCTTTCACTGCTGATTTGATTGCATCTTCAGCTAATACACTACAGTGTATCTTGACCGGTGGGAGTTGCAACTCTTCAACAATTTCAGTGTTTTTAATTTCTTCTACCTGATGTATTGTTTTACCCTTAACCCATTCTGTTAACAATGAGCTTGAGGCAATTGCTGATCCGCAACCATATGTTTTAAATTTTGCATCTGTGACTATGTCATCTTCTATACGTATTTGTAATTTCATAACATCGCCACAAGCAGGAGCACCTACCATACCAGTTCCTACATGTGGATCGTTCATATCCATCTTACCCACATTGCGTGGATTATTGTAGTGATCTAAAACCTTTTCTGAGTATGCCATGTGCTCCTTAGTATTTAGCCTAGTAACAGCTTCTTCGCTGATTTCGGCAGGTCACCTAGATTGATTGTTTGAGGCTTGTCTTCTTCTGGAATATTGTTCTCCAAAATAACTACAAGCATACCATCTACAATATCGGCACCAACAACTTTGAGTGTGTCAGCTAAAGTAAATGATCTTTCAAACGCCCTTTGAGAAATACCACGATGGGCATATTCTCTTTGATCTGCACCAGTCTTTTTCTTACCGATGATTGTCAATACACCTTTTTCAAGTGTTAGATCAATGTCTTCTTTACTGAATCCTGCAACAGCGATTTCAATTAGAAAGTGACCATCATCCCTTTTAATTACATTATACGGTGGATATCCGGCACCACGTGCAGATTCCATGTTAGTAGTTTGTAACGTGTTAAAGAGTTGATCGAATCCAAGGAAAGTATCCCTTGGAAAGTTAAATGCTAAGTTTGTCATAATGACCTCCTATATATAGCAAGGTTAAAAAAATGAATACCCGTTAGGCATATTCAGTTTTATTTATACAGGTTTTACTTAATACCTATATTATATTTGGGACATAATTCCCAATCGTTTTTATCTTTATGAGATATAATTTTAATTTGGTTTAGTGATGCTGTCTCTCCAATTGGAGCAACCGTAGTAAGTAATCCCCAATCATCCATTAACTTGACAATTGTATTCCTACGTTTGAGATCATTCTCTGTGAGATTAGAAGGCTTACCATCTAATAAGAATAACTCTTTAAAGTGAGTTATAAAATATCTTCCTTGTTTGTGTAAAATATGACATGATTGATATAGTTTATTATCTTTTTTAGAAGCCACTCCTATTCTCGTGAGAGTTTCACGTATCTTTAGAAAATCATCTGGCTCTGCCAGTATTACTTCTAACATCATCTCTGGTTTCCAATTTACCAGTTCATCGTTGAATTCCGCCATGCTGTATTCTTCCTCTTATTGTTTTAAGGTTTTCATTACTTAAAAGCGGAAGTACATCACGAGCTTTCTCATTGCTATAACCATAATACTGCTTTATAGCATTGATATTTTCAGATTCAATAGATTTGTTCCACTTAGAAAAACGATTACGTTTTCTAATAGTATTTATAAGAAAATGATACTGTAGGCGGCTATCCAGATGGTGAAACCTATTCATCTCGTTAGCGTATATAACAGTATCAGGGAAATATGAAAGTCCACGGTTTACCATAAAGGCATTGTAGTCCTTCTCATTCTCAAGTATATCCTTCTTTGTATTGGATATAGATTTAATTAATTCAAACGGATTCATTTAAATTAGTCTTTACATATTTAACACTGTCTAATATAAATGATCTCCAGCCTTGAGCTTCAACATCAAAGACATTCATATAATCTCTGTTCTCTTCGTCTGGTGGATTACCAATATTCTTTGGTGCCATTTCAGTAGGGATCTCTTTAGCCATGAGTGTGCATTTCATTACACGATCATCACCATTCTTTTTGGTGAAGGCTACTTCAATAACCTCGGTATGCAAGAATTCTTTAAGATCTTCATACAATGTTGTTCCTGTAATATTAATTTTTGTCATGTTCTTCTACTGCCTCCGCTAAGAATTTACTCATCATTTGTAATAATCGGCCAGCTTTTTCTAGCTGCCATAATATCATAACTACACCCAACGTTGTAATTATTTGTCCATACATTGCTAATTGTTCTGTCATAGATCTCCTTTGTTTTTGCACAACATCTCTGTTGCTTTTGTTTCCCATACCCAAGGAAATAAACCATGGACTATAAGAACTATTGCTATTGACGTGGTGTGCAACAAGTGTTGCCCATAAGTCATGTTAACTTCTCTTAAGTGTTTCATTTAAATTTAATCGATGACATGATTTCTGTCATGCATGCGACTACGTTTAATTCATGATCAGCTACAAAGCTATCTTTATATGAATAGTCTGCAAGTATAAGCACTAACTGTGGAATACTTGAAGGCTCGACATAGTCTGACATGTTATCATAAATCATTCTAAACATCTTTGCTGATTCTACGTCAATGTTATCTGTTACCCATTTACGCATCTTCTTAAAGTTTTTAGATTTGAGGTCTTGCATCAATCCGTTTATACTTGTCTCAGATAGAGTAACAAGAATACCAGTATCGATATGACCACTCATGCCATACCTTTGACATTCGTTGATGACACGTCTCCAGTCTGGTATGTATTTCATAATGAGTTCTGCAATTACTGCATCGTCATATATAATGCTTTCGGAATTAAGAATGAATTGAAGCCTAGTCATAAATGCCTGAGCCATCACTGCTTTGTTTCCTAAGTTGAATTCATATATAGAACACCTTGAATGAAGAGGATCTATTATACGATTCTTAAAATTACAAGTAAGAATAAATCTACAATTAGAAGAGAACTCTTCGATAAACCCACGTAATGCAGGTTGAGTAGATTGTGGATTAAGATAATCAGCCTCATCGAGTATGACTACTTTCTGTCCACCTTGAAGTGATACAGTACTGGCAAACTGTTTGATCTTACCACGTAATGTATCGATGTTACCATCTTCAGATCCATTGATTAACATATAATCAAGATCTAATTCATTGCATAAAGCTCTAGCTACTGTAGTCTTACCTACACCAGCAGAACCAGTAAACATCATATTGGGGAGTTCTCCCTTATCGACTATCTTTTGAAATGTTTCCTTTAGTCCTTCAGGGAGAATACAATCCTCAATTGTTTTTGGTCTATACTTTTCTACGAATAAAAATTCTTTCACATACACCTCATAATATAATAAACATGGTACTATTATACCATGCTTTTGTTAAAAGTACATACTTACTCAGCTGTTGCTGGAGCTTCTTCAGTTGGATTTGCAGCTTCTTGTGCCGCTGCAGCTTTTGCCAAGAATGAATCGATTCTGTTACGAACTGCACCAACATCAGCTAGCTCACTACCTTCAAATGCACCGCGCTTTGTTACTATATCAATAATTGATACACAAGCACGAATGTCACTTAGGTTAAGCTGATCATCTGTTGGGGCTTCCGGAGCTGGAGCATCAACTTGTGCTGCTACCTTATCGAATTCTTCTTGTCCCATTGCTTTATCTTCTGCCATTATTATTCCTTAAATGTTGTAGTTTTATCTAGAGCAACCCAATAGTCTGTGTTGCCGGCCGTTATTAATGCTACCTGTTTTTTGTCTATTCCGAAGACATATTCAGCCGCAGGTTTAAATTTGAAATTGTTTATGTCAAACACAAAATCAAACTCAGCACTAGTATTTATATCACAATTCGCAACGTTCATTGTAAATTGATTTGATGTAGGGTTTTGTTTATCAAGAATAACACACTCAATAAACTGACCTCCAGTAGAACTTTTACGTATACTCAACCAGTTGGTCTTAAGAGTAGCAGAAGCTTTACGGAGTTTATTTAATTCTTCATCTGTAAGTGTAAACTTTAGATCTTCACACGGTAGATTAATATCGTTGGTAGGAACTGTGAGGATGTCGATGTCCGAAAAGAAATACTTGAATGATGTAACACCATCAGTAATTTTTACAAACTTCTTATCGTCATCAAACGCAAGAGTAGGATCATCAAACATATTAAGACAAGCTAGGAATTCACCTAAGTCATATATGCCAAATGGATATGGAGAATCAAAAGCTATGTGGGCTTTTGACATAAGTGTTTTAGAAGTAGACATGGTTCGAATAAATCCACCTTCCTCACCAATTGCAATATTACTATTGATCGATTGGAAGTTGCTCAATACATCTTTTATTTCATTACTAAGTTTCATTACTGGACTCCTTTAAGTCATGTTCATTAATTGCCAAGAGAGTATAGTGCATGATCTTCATTAGATCTTCACGGTTTGCTCCATTCTTTTTACCATATCTTGATGCGTATTTCAATACATTACCAAGACAGAAATCTAATCCTAAGCCAGAGGCAGAGATTAGATCCATACTTTGTACACCATTCGGAGCAGCATAATGTTTAGAGTAAGTGCTCTCAACATAAGTTTGCAATTGATTGATGTTTTGTTGTTCGTTAAATTTCATATAGTTCCTTTTTCATTATGGTATTATTATATCACATAAAGGGTGAAAGTACATACCCTCACCCTAAATAAATTAAGCAGCAACCGCATCAGTGATACGTGAAACTAATTGCTTGTTACCCTTCTTAGTCTTTGCAAACTTCTTGAACTCACGCTTAAGATCATTAATTGTGTCAGCTTTTTTAGGTTCGAAAGTATCAGAGTCAAACCTTGCTGAACGATTGATCTTGATAATGAAATAGTCATCGTAACCTTTAACATTTTTCCAAGCACCGAAACCAACTTTTCTCCAATCTTTGATCACGTTATGAAACTCTCTGTTGTCTTCAATATTGACATAACCTTGTCCGAAAGTAGATGCATCATACGCAAGGTGGAAACCCATAATAGTTGCACCAGTTATCTCTTTAAGTCTTAGAAGAACAGCCTCATAAATACTACGACCACCCTGGC